GAGGCCGCTGTTGAAGTAATACCGTTTGCGGCTGTGATCCCACCACCGTCTGCAATAGTTATAGCATTATCACCATCTGTAAATCCAATATTAGCTGTTTGCACTTCACCACTGACTAACAAATCACCACCAACTGAGGCATCATCTGTTACAGTTAAATCATCTTGTACTTTTAAATCTACAGTAGATATGCTGGCAAAAGCATCTACCATGGCTCCTCCTGAACCTGCTCCATCAGAATATATGACTTTGGTGTCGCCATTAGGTATGGTAACTGTGGCACCAGTGCCTTGCTTTATAACTATATTGTAAGGTCCTGAACTGCCCGAGTCTGTGGTAGCATTTTCAATAAACCAAAGTTTAGAAATTGTGTTTGGTCCAATCGTGATAGTACAGTCAGAATCCAAAGCACCTGTGTATTTTAGGTACATAGACCTTGCCTCGTCTGTACCTCCGTCAGCTATTGTAGAAGTATGAGTGTTGGCATTGGTTGTGATGGCCTCAGTACCGAAACTAAAAGCCTCAGCTATGAGTTCTAAGTTTGTATTAGTAGTGTTACCCCATGTACCCGATTGTTCACCTGTGGCTATTTCTTCTAATCTTAAATCGTTTGTGTAAGCACTTGACATAATTTAGTCCTTTTTATTTTTAGGCGGCATCTCGACCAGCCTCTATAGAAGTATAATTTGGACTTTGACTTGTTGCAATGTCTGAAAAGCTAGGAGTCTGACTAGTATCAATTTGACCATACACTAACGGAGTGCTTAAGCTAGTTGTAATTGCAAAAGTATCAGGAGTAACATTAGCATCAGCTGTGGTTGTTGCTGTGCCTAAACCACTGGTCAAACTGAAACTTGGCAGATTGATCACCTCGTTTTCATGGACGATAACAGAACCGATGGCGGAAGTTGTGACTTGCGTGCTTGGTGAAACATTAGCTTTGGCTACGACAGAAAGTGAACCAAGTCCTGATGTTATTGCCTGCGTACTTGGTGAAACATCGGCTTTGGCAACTTGCGTAGTTGAGCCTAAGCCTGAGGTGATCGCTAATGTGCCAAGCGATACAGATACAGATTCACCGTTCCAAGTTCCCGAACCCCATGTGCCTCGTCCCCAACCGACACTCATAGATTATCTCTAACCTCTTCTAACAATGATTTTATATTATTGAGTTCTGCACGCACAGGTACAGTCATAAAATCTAATGATAACATATTATCAATATTATTTATAACTTGTATTATCTTTTCTTTATCAGACATTGTTAGATTTTGTAATATTTTGTATAATAGGCTTGATGGAATACAAATCAGACACATCATATTTTTCTTGGGAGTTAGGGCCAGCGGTCATTGAAACCCGTGGCAATGATAGGTTTGGTTTTTTTATACCACCAACAGAGGAAAACTGGATACCAGCCACACCCTCACAAGGTTTTGACTTTATCGTAAGTGGTTCAGAACTGTCCCAATCTGAGTTTGTAAAAATGTTTGGGTCGAATCTTCCTGATCTGCCCAAAGATGTCACTTGACCACCCCGAGCTAACCGCACAGCAGTATTCTTGATTTCTTCAGGAATCTCTCTTAACACATCACCAAACTCGTCAATCATTTGTTTTTTGTATTGTCGAGCAAGTTTTTCTGCCTCTATCATACCTGCACCTTTCAGTTCTTGGTTTTGCAGTTGTTTTTGTATAGCTCTGTATTGTTTATAAACAGGGTGCATTTTATCACCAGCCACTAACATTTTTGGGTGCACCAAAGCTATCTCTGCAACAATTTTTTCACCCGAAGGAGCTGTGTATTGAATGTTCAGCTTTCTGTCCATGTAACCTGTTTGGTTGATCTGTCTTTGTGAATCAAGGGTTGGGTATTTTCTGCTGATTAAGTTTACTAAAGCATCTTCCTCATCGCCACTACGCACTAATATTCTTGTTCTCATAGGGTCTGTTATATTCAAAAAATTACCTTGATATTTTTCAAACGATTTTTCTGTAATTCGATCCATGCCTTTGACCTCGCCCACAGGACTGCCAGTAACATCATCTATGTCGTCTAATTTTCTCGCTGTTCTAGTGCCGAGGCTTTCTGCAATATCAGAAATTTCATCCTGAAAGCCTTTGTTGAGTTTTACACTACGAGCAAACATCTCATCGATTGTATTTAAGTCTGCTTGGTGTTTGTTGAAAATACTTTTTGTGTATGCTAAAGGTTTGTTACCAAATTTTCTGACTAAGGCCTCTGATGTTAGATTACCAGCTTGCGGTTGAAACTTCATCGCATCATCTAATAGGTCTTGTGTTTTTCCTATCTTTCTTGCTGTGTCATATTGTTTGAAGAGTTCTTGAGATTTAAAGACCCGTACAGGAATATCTGTAACCCCTAAATTTTGTAGTGCTTGTATAGAGGAGCCACCACCTAGCTGTTTGAAACGACCACCGGGCATTTGTAGAACTTCGATAGGTTGTCTTTTTTTTCTGCCTACTCCCTTATATATAAAACCATCATCAACATTTTTTATAATATCTTCTGCAAGTTCTATTCTTTGTTGTTTTTGTTTTTTTGTTCCTCCTGAGGGTTGTTTTATATCTATTTTGTTCACATCCACTAATGCGTCTGCCTCTTGAACTTTAATTGCTTTTTCTAGTGTGGGGTTAGTGACCTCTGTACCTGATTTAGTTTTGACAGCTCGCTTTAAGCCAATTTTCCCAAGATTGGCTAACTCACCGACTAAAGGTATTGCGGCAAGACCTGACAGGCCAGCGATACCTAAATTTACAGCACCTTGCCCTAGATTTCCTGCACTAAAATCTCTGACAGCATCACGACCATATTTTCCTGCGGCCGCAACATCGAGAGCCATGCCGGGTGGTGTAAAGCCAGCACCGATTTGTGCTATTAATGGGACATTCTCTTCGTAACCAGTTACTAATCTGTCTAAAGCATCAGGACTGACTTCGCCACCTGCTTGTAGCTTTTTTATACTCTCGACTAAACCGCCTGATTGAAAGATGTCAACATCATCTAAGTTCATTAGAAGATTATGAACGAAGATATGTTTTTTTTCTAGTTAGTGGTAGGTATCGTGCTGTCTGTTGTCTTCGTCTAGCAAGCCTTGAAACTTTCTATTTAAAATCCTTTGCACCTTGTGATAAGGGAACTGTGGATACTCAGGAAAAGAACTTTCGATTTGTTTTGATATAGCCTTGGCACCTCTGCCTCGACCAGCTAACTTGTAGATAGCTTTCAAAACTTCTTGCTCATTTGGTATAGGTTCTAACTTTGTGTGTTTACCTTCTTGGACTTTACGATAACCAAAAGGTGTATGGCCACCGATTGAGTAACCTTTTTCTGCATAAGCTATTTTACCACCATAAAGCCTAGACATGATTTGTTCCCTTTCGAACTCAGCAAACATTGCAAGGTTGTTTACTAACATTTGGTTCGACATTCTAACCATGTCTAGTTTCATGTTTAGACCAGTTTTGGTTTTATCTTTTGGCAAGGCGACTGGTATATCACCGAACATGTCGCAAAAATATAAGGTGATACCAGCCTCCTCAAACTTAGGAATCAAGTTAACCATTTCTAAAAATGATCTTGCTAATCTATCTAATTTGGTGCACACAACAATATCATTGGCATCCATAGTGTCAGTCAGTTCTCGTGAGCCTTGTCTTTCCATGATAGGTTTCATGCCACTGGTTCCCGCATCAACAAATATTTTATCGACCTCACGGTTGTATTTTTGTTTGACAAAAGCTCGGATAGATTCTTCTTGTTGCTCGAGAGAGCTACCGTGCTTGACCTGTTGTTCAGAGGACACCCTGATGTAGCCGTAAATATTATTGATCTGTTTTTTAGGTTGTATCATACTGCTCCTTGTTTTTTCGTCTTAGTTCGTCTATTTTTTGTTTGCAAGCCTTCAAAGTTTTTTCTTGAAAAGTTGTATTCTTCTTTTTCCATATTAATTGTTGTGCTTTTTCTTCGATCTTTCGGTTAAATGCGTGATCTTCCTCTGTATAAGTACAAATTTCGCACTCACATTCGTTACCATGAAAAGGTCTTTGTATTCTTTGTTCCCGAATCCCAATAATTTCGGTTTGCAAAAAAGAGTCTGTCGCCTTAAAAAATTTTTGTGCAGGTTTATCTTCATGTGCACCGATCTCTTGAAACTGTATATGATAACCTTTATATTTGTGTATCATCGTACCAATCTCCACATAAAATTATGCAACCCCAAGCCATGTATTTGTAAAATATCAAGCTCAACAAAATGACTAGGATCAAACTCCACTCTATAACTTTTAATTTTTTCTTACCGTTTTTCATAACTCAGTGTGGTTGTGCAACATCCCTTCTATGATGAAAGAGTCTAGGTAGAGATATTGCACTTTCATTTCTTGCTTAGGAAAAAACATCTAAAAAAAGCAAGCTATTTCGGACAACCACATGCCCGCCAATGGAGTTACCTAGACTTACCATCCATTAACCTTATTTTTCTTGATAACTCGTAAACCTTATTGTTTGCATCTTGAACATTTTGCCAAAGTTTGTCGTAAGTTTTGTTACCAACATAGGGACCATCATTTCTAAACAAGCTCTCAGCTCTGTGTTGTTCAGAATATGCCCGATCTAATTCTTTTTCTAGTTGCTCTCTAGTCATTTGCTCTCCTCTCCTTTTTTTTAATCTCTCGCAAAAACTTTTTTATGTCTACTAATTTTAATTTGTTAATATCGACATAACCTTCGTGTACTGGATATTTTTTCTTTTTCACTTCTGTTTCTCCTTCCATAGTTCGTATTCAGCTTTGACCAAAAACAATTCTTTTTGCACCAGCTCCATCTTGTCGAGAGCCACTGCCATCTTTTGTTCTAGTTCAGCTATTCTCTTTTTGTAATATTTATGTGGTTGTAATTCCATTTGTTTCCATTGTATAAAAATATGTTGTGCTTTGCAAACTTTTATCCATCTTTGCTTTTTGGTTGTTTACTTTCGTACTGAGCAATAATCTCCTCGGCTCTTTCATTGGCTTGATCTGACATCAAACCAAGTTCTTCTATTTCTTGTAAGACTTTTTCTCGTTCCTGTGGATTTAAGACATAGGGCAGAGAGTCTTCTCTCTGCTCTATCTCTTTTTGAATCTGCTCAAGAAATTTCTTGACAACTTCGTTTTTGAGGTCGGTCATAAGGGTCCTTACCAAATAAGTGAATAATAATAATTCGGTTGACCAGCATCAACCACTTTGAATTTCAGAGGATACTCGTTACCGTCTTTTTTATTTTGTTTCTCTTCTGATTTCTTGAGGCTTTCAGCATCTTCTTTCGTATTACAAGAATACAATAACTTCCAAGGCTCATCGGGTCTTGCATAGCTGCCAGTATATTGCGAATAAACTCGGTATCTGTTTACCCACTCTTTAGTGAAACGATTACCAGCTTTATCCTGATAATCGCCATCTTCGTTCTTGAAAATATTTTCGGGTTTAAAAGTGATTTCCATATTCCCTCCTAGGCCTCAACTTGTTCCTTGTTGTATTCCCATTGAACATTAGCCTTCTTTGCCATCTCTCTAGCGGCTAAGGCCTTAAGATTAACACCTAACCAGTAAGCATCAGTCTCATACCAGTTGTCGACCTCGCAGGCTTGGTAGTTCCAGCAAGCAAGCATGTTGTAAATATCGTCAGCACCAAGGTCACAACAACCAACACCGCTTAACAAGCTAACACCAGCACCGTCAGTTGAATATTTAAGAAGACTCAAACACTCAGTTACATAATCAGCATACTCATTAGGGTTATCGTCATATCTTGCGACCAAGCTATCGATGTTAGCTTGAGCCAAAAGTTTGACCATGTTCTTAGGGTCACAGTCAATTTTTTCTTTAGTGAAACAGTTGTATGCGTGGTCGAACCTCCTGTTCTCAGCATACTTAACTATTTCAGTTATATGTTGTGGTTTTACTAAAAATGCACTCATGTTAGGCCTCCACAACTTCTAATATGTCCGAGACATAAATACTTCCGATTTCATCAAAAAGTCCTACATCAGAACCTTTGACATCTACTAACAGGGTATTTTTAAACCCTTTACCTTGCTTGATGCTTTCCATAGCAGTAGCTCTAGTAGGCATGCCAAGCTGACCAGTGATCAACTTAGTGCCCTTTTTAATTTTTTCGAAATTTCTTATCATTTTTCCTCACTTAGTAAAGTATCATTACCTTACATCTATAATATACAAAAAAATGCCCTACATTGCAAATAAATATTAAAGATAATAAAAGTTTGCAAATCATAGTATTCTAGTTTAGTATATACATGTAAACAATTATGTTTACTTTGGAGGAAAAAATGAAATACGAAAAAACCACTTGTGGTAGATTAGTAGGTTCAGGTATCGTAGATGGCTACCTTATATCTGTGGTAATCGAGCCTAAGTTAATAAATGGTATGAAATATTATCAAGGCTACTTGTTAAGCAAATCAAAGTTGGATTTCCCTGATGATAATTCAACAGTGGGCATCGGCAATTTTGCAGATGAAGTTGATGGTGGTTACACACTAAAGGATGCAAAAGAGTATATAAATGATTATATAAAGCTAGAAATAGATAATGGTAACTTCGATAATTATGAGGCTTATAACAATTAAGGAGGAAAAATGGAAAATATATATACAATCAAAGATGTGTTAAGGGTCGGCAACCCTTTAGACGATGGAACTAACTTTAAATGTATCAAATGCGATAAAAAAGGAGAAATGACTTATCAAGCATTGCCTTTTGAATCAAATGAATATGGCTTTAATTACAAATGTGGTTGGTGTGGAGAATGGCAAATAGAGGAGGAAGTATGACAAATATAATAGATAAAATCAGACAGGCAAAGAGGGAAGTTAAACCCAAGCCTGAAATATTCGTTGGACAAGGTGCAACTTATCAACCTCATACCGACCAGTACCCACTCACCATAACCAAGGTTGAAGGTGAGGTTGGCAAAAGAAAAGTAACTCTTAGGGAGTGTAAAGCAACACCTACTAAAAATTACGATTACTACAAAAATCAATCTCACATCTTCACAGATGATCCTGTTGGTAGAGAGTTCTACTTTCAAGAAAAAGATGAAATTATCGACCAACACGGTGATGCTGATTACAAGGTATTTAAAGAGTCGAATCTAAATCAAGACACAGGAAGACTGAACAAAGCTAAGGGTGCTGGTGGTCTGATTTATGTAGGATTTAGAAAAAGATGGCAAGACCCAAGTTTTTAAGGAGGAAGTATGAAATATATACAAAGAAAAGACTCTTACGGAAACTTTGAAACAGTTGATGAATTTGAGTCTGATAAAGAGGCCAGAAGTATGCTCAAAGAGTATCGGTTAAGCGATAAAAGTGCATATTATTATATAAGCAAAAGATGTTGTAAGGATTGGCAAGAGGAGGAAGTATGAATGTTTATGAAAAAGCATTAGATTTTTATAATAAAGGAACCTTTTTACAATTAGAGGGTTCTGTTGGCAGAAGTTTCGTTAGTAACTTTTTAGATTCAGGAATCATCAAGACCCTTGATGAGGCTGGTAACGAGGTTATTGACGGATACGGTAGAACAATCCAGCTAAAAAAAGCAGTGATTGATAACGATAGAATCGATGAACTTTGGTTAGATAATCCTGAGTTCATGGAGCAAATAGAAGGAGGAGAAGATGAGTGATCCATTGAAAACTGTTGGCATGGTATCAGCCTTGTTCGATATAATGTGCGAAGGTGATAAGGACCAAGCAAAAGTCATCGACCAAAGAGCTAGATTTTACAAAACTCAAAAAGGTATAATTTGGCCTGATGATTGGGATGACCTGCCATTAGAAGAGAAAAAAAGAAGATTAGATGGTATGGATAAAATAGCTTTAGGTAATGACCCAGCCAACTAAAATTAAATTATATGGTGCCTTCTTCAAAAAAGTAGAAGGCACTAATTTTTATACTCTGTTTGGGAAAGATCGTTGGCAGATTATTGACGGACAACCTGTAGAAATGTTTAAAGACGAAAAATTGTTAGAGGCTCAGAAAAAAAATTGGACAGAGTTAGATTTTACTCCTGAGTTTGTTTCTTTTCTATCTCGTAAACGGGAGAAGTAGTGTCTTTTAACATGCCTTGCCCTAAGTAAACAAAAACCACCGCTGGTAAAATTGTACGGCCCTCATCGAGGGCTTTTTTTAGACCTGCAAAACCTTTTTCTTTTATTATTGTCAATGCAGTATTAATGTCTTTTCTGATCGGTAAGTCATTTTCACGGGCAAAAGTCAAATCCACTTCCAATTTATTTTCTACAAACTTTCTAACTTTTTTACTAGCATCAAGTTTACGGATAGCATCTGTATCTAGGTTTTGAAACAATCTTTTGGTAGCGGTTCCCGAAATGTCAGCCAACTCGTCAGCATTTTTTGCAAACTCAGATGAAAAATCAGAATAATTTATAGAGTCGAAGTTACCTTTTTCGACAACTTCTATTTTGTCACCAAATTTTTTGTTCGAAAATTCAACAATGTCGGAAACAACATCATCTGAAAGTTCTTCAAGATTATCGAAAGATTTGTTGTTAAAGAAAGTCACACCCTTAGGCAAAGTTACAGGATCAAGTTCGTATTTTTTGGTAAATCCTGCTAGTTCTTTAAACTCATCTTGTGATAGACCTGTTTTTAAACTTAATTTTATCGTGTCATTTTTACCCTTTGGTTTAGCAACAACTCGACTGGTAGGAGTCCCTTCTTGTTGAGTTATAAAACCGAAGACATCATCTCTTTGTTTAATTTTTTCGACATCTTGTGGTCTTGGTATGCCTGCCTCAGTCTTTACTATAGGCCTAGATATAAATAAAGGATTAAAGGATTCATCGTAAAAGCCTTGACCCAATCGCACATCTTTTTGTGGCACCCCTAATGCCTCATAAAACGGGTCTTGTCGATACATTTCACCTGTACTTGGGTCCCTGTAAATATCAAGCGAATACTCAGCTCTTTGTGCCTCAGGTAATTCTGTTATGCCTTTAAGTTGTCCTGTAGAAGGACCCGGTATAGTTTCTGAGGTTGAGGCTAAGGTATCTAAACCTCTGCGTAATCCTCTAGCTCCAAGTGCACCTGCGGCGGCAATAGTGCCGACTGCGGGTAGTGTGCCTAACCCTTCAAGACCTGCCATGGCTATATTTCCTGCTCGTGCTAGACCTTCGGTTTCCTGAGCTCGTTTGCCATATTCAACAGCTCCTATGGCTGATAAAGTCTCACCCAGCACAGGAGTGGCATACAAAGCAAGTTGTGTTTGCAGTGGTAACTCTTCGAATCTAGCGAAAGCCTCTCGCTCTTTGCCCTCGTCCAATAATTCTTTGATCTCCTTCGAGCCAACAAGAGTTTCCGCTGTCGCCTGAGCAATTTTGTCGGGTCTTGTTATGTTGAGGTTGCCTAACGCATCTAATAAATTAAATCGATCTTTTTCGACCTCACCGCCCTCTTGGAATTTTTTTTCTACTCGTAGACCAACTGCTGGAGTCTCACCCAAAACAGGTACGGATTGTTGTTTGGCAAACAAAGTTGCTACATCAAATATATCTAAGGGTGTATCTTTTATGGGTAAATCTTTCTCTAAAATGTATGAACTTTTATTGAGCAATTCAGGATTTTTTCTTATTCTTAGGAAGTTTTGTCTTTTGTTTAATTCTTCTAAGGCTAAAGATTTTATAGCTCTGTCTATATTTTCAGCAAGATTTTCACTTGGGTTTAAGTCAAGTCTCTCTTCCAAATCTTTGATAATTTTTGCTATCTTAAATAATTCTGTATTTGGTTTTGGCTCGATAGGTTCGAAAATATCAATATCATCACGAGTTTGTAAATCTTGCATCATTACAAGATTATACTAGCGAAAAGGTGGGCCAGTAAACCAAGCAACAAGTACATATCTTTCGCCTTTGGTAATCGGTTTGACTTTGTGTGGTAAGAAAGAACTGAAAGCAACTACTTCACCAACTTTAGGTTTTGTGCAACTAGCACTTTCACCTGTACGGAAACATATCTCGCCACCCTCGTATCTTTCGTTGAGTAAAAGACTCATAGATATTTTTCTAGTGGCAGGAGTCCCTTCGGGTCCTATGTCGATATGATATTCGTAACCACGACTAGGTGACTTGTATCTGATCACTTGTGCTTTTTCGATTCCGTCTATGTCGTAACCAAAATATTGATTCACGGTTTTGGCAACTTTACTTAGAATGGCATACAATCTTTTGGCATTGTACTCAATCGGATATATCTCAGCATCCCGTGTATCTTTTTCTATCTTTTCTTTGCCCTCTGTGAATATTTTAGCTTGTTGGGGTTCCTTATCAATAATGTAATCCATGAACAAATCCACATCTTCTTGTCTTAAGGCTAGACCAGTCACACCATGTTTGGGCATTTCTGCACTCATTGGCACATTTTGGTTTATTTTGTACAAAATTACAATCAATAGGAATCATATTTTTTGGTAATTCAGTGTGACGAACTCAGTTACACATACAACTACAACTACATCTACAGTTTTGCGGGGTGCGGGGGGTCCGCAAAACTTTTTGCCCGTAAAATAAGGGTTTCATGGGACTCCAAAGATCAATAGTTACTGTTGTACACACAACGACCACTGTAAGCTACATAAATAAAGGCTTGTAGAAAGCTCTGAAACCCTCTAAACATAAGGCTTTCAGCTATTTTTTTTTGATTTTTTGAGATTTTTTACTTTTTAGAAAGAAAGTGCCGTAGAGCAAGTTTTTTTTCTACATATCCTTATCGCTGTAATTTTGTGAATCTGTACCAAATAACTTTCCTAATCTTTCACGGATTTGTTCTTTGCTCATCTTCTCGAGGTTGGCATTGATATTAATATTCTGTGATCTGTTGATAGACAAACCACCAAGCTGATTAAGTTCTTTGATAGCAGAAACAGCCGCATTGAACTGACCATTCTCGTATGCAGTCTCCATAATCTTCCATAACATCGTGCCTGTTTTCTGTGGTGTGATGGCATACTTTTCTGCAAGTTCTTCTTGCTTAAGTTTGATGGCTTTAACCACATTTGGATAGTCTTTGCCATTCAGTAATTTATTAGCAGACACACTTGGAAATTCGTAACCAGCTTTCCTTGCCGCCTCAGTTTGTCCACATGCTCCTTCTGTATAATGCCAAACAAAACTGGTTTGCATTTCTGTCAAACCAAACTCTTCGTTCTTCTCGAATTGACTTGGTGTTTTGACTATCTTGTCTCTAGGTTTTTTTGGTCTGCCTACCATTTTATGTTAACTCTCATCAATATAATAATCTAAAGTTAGTTCTTCACCTACCTGAATATCTCTTGAAGTATAGACATTGAAAACTCTGTAGTCATCCCAGTCTAGTTCTTCTGACACATAACAGTTCGCATCTTCATCAGTATGATTAAAAAAACCACCCAAAGGTGTTCTGACATAGCCACAGATCAGTGGTACTTTTATATGTGACATACCTAAATCGGTGTTGGCCTCAATCTTTTGTGTTGCAAATAAACCCAACCCTTCTATTGGGCTTGTTTTTATGGTTATGAAATCAGGTAGAGGTTTGTAATAAAATTTATTAAACTTCGTTTTTGATATTTCTTTTTTCACTTTGCACTACTCTCTTTTTTGTTTTCTTCCAGTGTTTTTTATATGGACTGTTGAAGATCATTTGCCATTTTTCATTCATGTCTGCATCAGATATACTTTGTGGTCTTCTTTTGTCTCCCTTACTCATCGTCCCACTCAAAAAAAACTGCCAAAGCAATAGCCATGCCGACAAAGAAAACCATAAACAAAATAAATTCGACAGTGTTATTCATATCAATATTATAAACAGGGTAGAGGGTGTAAGGGTAGGCTGTTCTAATAATACCTTTTTTGTATGGTATATAAATGCGTTTATACTCGTATAACTATTTATTCTCTTCTTCTTATATACACTTACACTACCTATAGCTAATAGCCTGATAAACAAAGGAATTTTTGACAGGGTAAGGCACAGTGTAGGGTAAGCTATCAGTCCCATCAATCGTGTATCCCATCGAATAAATCCATTTGTCTTAATTTTGCTTTTATGTCTACACACTCATAATTTTTGTTGTTACCCTTAGGATATGCTTTTATATCCCATTTCATGTCTTTCTTCATATCTCTCTTTTCTTTTTTATTACCATGTAGATAGATATATCTAAAAGTTGGCATAAGTTCTTCTGTCTTCATTATCCTCCCTTTCTTATCTACATCTCTTCTCATATCAAAAGTCTTGCCATCCTCAAAAGTATATCTATGTTTTTTAGCACTGGTTCCTGTATAAAGCCAATTAGTAGCCTGATAAACATAACCATGATGATTGTGGTTAGCATCAGCATAAGAAACCAATGCCATGGGTGTTGGTAATTTTTTTATTGCTCTAGTGATGAAGTAACTAGCAGAGTTTTTCGGTGTATGTGAATTTAAAACCAGTCTATTAAGTTCAAGAGTTTTTACTCTTTTCTTATGGAATATACATTTGCCATCGTTGTATTCTTTATTGGGTGGACAACCAAAAGTGATAACTCCTTCTAAATTGTTATCAAGATCAACCAAGCCAAACGCATAAGATATGGGACACAACCTTTTTGCATAATGTTTTTCTAGCAACCAATCCTGCACTTCATAATTTTGTAGCTGTTTAATCCTGTAATCCATCAATCGTTCCAATCCTTGTAGTCTCCACCAAAACTTCCTGAGCTCCCGCTCCCTGAGTCTTCGACTGGAGTGTAGTCAAGATCATAGACATTCTTACCGTTGGTCCTTCTTTTCTCAATGCCATGCTCGTGTAAAACACGAACCGCATCTTTGATGTCAGGCATCCTCGGATTACTAATACCCAAGTCCCTAAGGAACTGTGTCATCTGTACAGGCTCAGTTGCCTTACTATCAAAGTTCACATGTTGCAATACCAAGTCTTCGACTGAGCTTTGTGTTCGGTAAGTTTCATTCGATTCTTGTAAGAGCTCTCGCTCATCAGGAGATAGAAACCAATTCTTTACACCTTTAATATAATATTGTTCTTTGATCTCTGCCCATACTTGTTGCATATCGATACCGTGATTGACATTGATCTCTTTAACAGCAAGCACCCAAAATCTTCTGTTACCACTGGTATCTGTCAAGAACTCTCGAGCATTGACACTAGCATAGAAGGCAGTTCGTCTTTGGTAGGTAGTGAAAGCTCGGTCATAAGGCAAACGCAACTCATCTGTTTTGGCTGTCACAAAGGCCTTGAGTTGGTCTATGTCAGACTTCTTAAAAGTCGACTCTATTTCACCGAGCTCCACTATCCAATGAGAGACTGCTCGTTTCACACTATCTTTATCTGATGGGTTGAGTGTCGCTCCTTCTAACAACCAACCCTTCTCGTAATCGCACAACCGTTTGAACCATAAAGTCTTACCCAAACCCTGTGCTCCTTGTAGGACCAAGATGCCTTCGAGCTCAACTCCATTCTCTTCATAAGCGGCGGCTACACAACTGATCAACCATTTCTTGAGCAATATCTCTTTTTGTTTTTTAGATTCGACTGTGACCAAGGTATCCATGAAAGCCTCAAGTCTTGATGTCCCATCCCAAGGCTTAGAGTCAATCCATTCTTTCACAGGGTTGTACTCTTCAGCCAATATCTTGAGGTAGTCTCTGACCTTAGTGTGTGGTATGCCCATATTGATACAGCGATTTTCAATCTCAATCAGGCTGGCCTCTTCTCGCATGTCAGCGATAAACTTCGTTTCAGGTATCTCGATCTCCATGCGTTTCTTAATTACATTGTAGCGAACCTGTATGCCGTGGGTGGTCAAAACTCCACCGATGTTATCTTTAGTATTGAGTATGCGACCACTACCACTTCTTTGATAGTCGTACTCCACAGGGATGTCCAGTGTTTGTAACACCACCTCACCTTCGGTCTTCGCAACTTCGTTCTTATGGTCGTTGTAGTCACCCTTAGTTTCAGGCATAAAGACCTCAGCCTGCCCACCTAGTTTCTTGATGATGTTGCAAGCCTTAGTCGCCTCTTTCTCTCCTGTCTTACTATCATCATTGTCAGCTATAAATATGTGTTTGTGCTTAGGAAAATAGTCATACATAGTCTCAGCTACCGCTGATAAATTGTAAGCATCGAAAGTGACGACCACAGCTTGACTGTAATCTGCATAGTAACTGCTGGCAGTCGCATAGCCTTCGCAGTAGTTTATAATTTTGTTGTTGCTATTCTTGAGCAACTCTTGTCCCAAGATAAAAAAGCTCCCGCTTTTTTTGGAACCAGTAAGAAATCTTTTTTCGCCTTTTTCATCTATGTATTGCAAACCGACCACGGCAAGATGCTGGTCGTACAGCGGAATCATAAGACGACCTTTGGTGTCTTGTTTCAAACCATAAGACAATACTTGTTTGCGTTCTAAGTAGGGATGTTTTTCACAAGGTTCACTACTGTTCCATATTGAGACAGCTCGTTCTGCGGCCTTGCTATATTTCTCGGCTTGTTTGACCTCAGCCTCTTTTCTTAATCTTTCGATCTCTTCTTTGTGTGCTTTGGTCAATCTACGACCTGCACCATTTTCAGGATGCCATGTTCCTTGTGGTTCGTTAGCACTTAATCTGTAATCACCAAAGCGACCAAAAGGTGTAGATTGGTCTGCCCAAAATTGATACCAACCGACTTTCTTGCGTTGACCACCAACATTCATAAAGGCTCGACCTACAGACCCATCAGTTACCAAACCTCTTTGTGGGTCAGGCTCTAATCCATGGTCAAACAAGAAGTTTGTAAACTGTGTTTGTAAATCATGTGATAAGGGACGGTCAAAGTTTTTCTTAGGTTTTTTAATTTTTAGTGACATTTATTTCTTGCTCTTAATGTTAGAGTGTGTTTTAATTTACACTATGCTATAAAAATTAGCAATCATTTATCGAGGAAATTTATGAGTTTAACAATTAGTAACCAAGGAAATGCTGACCTACCAAAGTTAGCTAAAGGAGTATATCATGGTACTTGTTTCCGTATTGTTGACTTGGGTGAATCTATCCAAGAATACAAAGGCGAAAAGAATAAAAGAAAACGAGTACATATTAGTTTTGAAATCACTGAGGCGGTAGACCCCTCTGACAATGCAGTTGATATGGATGATGGGCGACCATTTGCCGTATCTAAAACATATACCGCCTCTCTTTTTGAAAATGCGGCACTGCGTATTGACCTACAAGCATGGCGAGGCAAAAGTTTTACCGAAGAAGAATTAAACGGTTTTGACATTGGTAAGCTGTTGGGTTGCACAGCGAGGATTGAAGTCGGACACACAGAACCTAGCGACAAAGGTGCTGGTGGTAATCCAAAAATACTATCATTGCAAAGACCTGATGGTGGCATAGAACAAGATAAGCAAACTAAAAACGATAAGCAAAAATTTGATTTGTCAGTTTATTGTGACGAGTTCAATGGTAACTCTAGTCCTGAAACAAAAGCTATGTGTGATGTATTCGAAAGTCTACCAACATGGCATCAAGAAGAGATACAAAAAAGTTTTGAATATGAGGCGGCTGTTGAGCAAGGTGCAGATAAACCTGTAACAGAAAGTAATGGTGGTCTTGCTGATTTGGCGAAGGATGACGAGAAACATCCTGACATACCTTTCTAATTAGGTGGTGGAGCAACTTCGTGGTTCTCTTGTACAACTACCCCATAAGGAGTTGCTCTTAGCCTATGAAATATGATGATGTAAACCAACCCAAACATTACATGGGTGAGGGTGTAGATGGACAAAACATTGAGTGTATAGATGCCATGGTTGCTGTTTACGGTGAAGAAAGAGTAAAGGAGTGGGCTGAAATAAATGCTTTTAAGTATCAATGGCGACAAGGCAAAAAAGGTGATCAGGCAGAACACCTAAAAGATAAGCAAAAAATTATTTGGTACACAAGATACTCTATGGGTGATGATCCAAGAAGAGATGAAACAATAGATATGTATGCTGAAGAAAAATGTGACTTTCAAGGAGATACAGAAAAAGATGACTAAGGAAATGAAATACGACATTTACTCACTACCAAGTGTTTTGATGTTACAACACGAGATGGATACAGAGATGGTTAAGGACTTAAACGACTACCTCGATGATTTGCAAAAAAGCAGAGACAAAAAATCAGCCAGCGATGATTTGGTTGGTCAAATAAATAAGGGCGAGCAACTTAACATTGACCCTGAACATGATAAGGTCAAGCCTTTCCGCAACTTGGCTGTCAATCTTGGTATCAAATATATCCAACATTTTGTGCAACATACTGGCACTAATGTCAGACCTAAAAAATTAGGTTTGGATAAACTATGGTCTGTGCATAGTTATGAGGGTGATTACAACCCAATACATGATCATCTAACATTAACTAATATGGGCATATCTTTTACCTGTTGGACTAAAGTACCTGAACAAATAACAAAACCAAAAGATACTGGGTCTTACGACCTTTATAACAATTCAGGTGCCATAGACGGTTTCATCAACTTTACTTATGGTCTTAACCAAACAGGTGACCCTGAGAAACTTAGACCATCTCAATCGAGATACATAAAACCTGAGGTCGGTAAGTTTCTGATGTTTCCATCATGGATGCAACATTGTGTCTATCCGTTTTTCGGTGAGGGTGAACGCAGAACTGTGGCTGGTAACTTAAACTGTTTCGACTTATCTAAAGAAGATATAGATAAACTTAAGGAGAAAAAATGATAGCACCTGAGTTTGAAGTTGGCATCTACGATAATATCCCTTATGAAGATTATGCGGCCATACCAGCTTACAGGTCACACGACCTAACAGCTGTCATCAAATGTCCGTACACATGGAAGTTCAAAAAACAGGTTGAGCAAACACCTTCGATGTTGGAGGGCAGAGTGCAACATACTTTGTTTTTAGAGGAGCACAACTTTGATAAAGAGTTTGTTGTGCAACCACAAATAGATAGAAGAACCAAAGCTGGCAAGGAGGATTACGAAACTTTTTTAAACACAGTAGGTGAACGCACAGTAATAAGTCAAGATTTATACGATACTTGTTTAGAAAGAAAAGGTGTTGTCCAAGAGTTTGTACCCAAACCAACAGACATGGTTGAGCTTACAATTTGTTTCATGTGGCACGATCAACCTTTCAAAGCACGACTTGATTGGTACGACAATGAATATGTATGGGATTTGAAAACCTGTGTCGATGCCTCACCTCGTGGCTTTATTCGTGCTGTTAACAACTTCAACTATCACATGCAAGCATCTTTATATATTGATGCCTGTAAAGCAGTAAATCTCAAATGTGAAGGTTTTAAATTCCTAGCACAAGAGAAAAAAGACCCGTACCCTTATGCGGTTTACACACTATCAGATGAGTCGATCAAATATGCTCAAGCAAGAAACGAGCAAGCACTAGAAAAGATTTTAAAATGTGAGGCTGAAAAAGAATACAGGCCTTTCGGCCTGTATGGTGAACAAGTCATAGAATCTACTGACCTGTATTAATTTCACATTTGTACCATCTCCACTTTTGTTGGTCTTTGATAAAAGCCAAAGAATTGCTCACCATTTGCTTTAGTAACTCTTGCAGAAAATTTAACCTTAATACCAGTCAAGTCGTCAATCTTTAAGTAGCCTTTCTCATCGTAGTCCAATGTGTCAACAATTACTTTAGGACAAGTACCATAAACTGTATAACCTTTGTTATCTTTTACAAATATCTTTGTCTGCATACCATATTCACTTTCAATGAGTTTGGCCTTAGTGATTGTGCCTTCAACACACTGTTTGAAACCACTTTTTTGTATTGGCCTCATTGAGGCAAGTTCTTTAAGGTAATCATTTCTTATCTGTAAATACTTTTCTGATTTCTTAGCCACATCAGCATCACTAGGAAACTGAGCAATAATTTTTGTAAAGAGGTTTATTTGTGCAGGTGTTAAATCTTTACCTGCAACTGCTTTTTCATAAATGTTTCTAAATATATCCCAAGCAAAAGTTTTTCTTGCAGCCATACAGTTTATAAACTTAGCAGCATCAAGATTAGATATGTCTTTGGATTTTACAATTTCCCAGTCAGTCGGATAGACATTAGTCAAATCATTTATTTCTTCAGCAAGTTTGCGTCTCATAGATAAAAAACCATCAAAACAATTTTCCTCAACCCACTCAGCTATCTCATTCAGGACAACTTCATCGATACCCTGTGAGGCCATAGTTTGATAAAACTGTTGAACATTTTCTGCCTTTCTACCAGTTTTAGAGGTGTTATAGTCACGCATGGAACTTTGCTCACAGATATAGAAATCTTTAATTGAATTAGATTTACAGTAATCAATAAAGGTATTGACGGCCTTTGTGTAATGCTTTGAAACATTACGAACATATTTCCATTTACCAGTATATCCTGCCGTACTATCCCACCAGTAAATACAATACATTTTTTGATTAGGTTTTAGTGCTAATGCTCCAAATGTAGGATTTTCGTTTTTCATCCTTCCTCCTGTTCAAGTTCTAACTCTGCGATTTCTTGTTCTAACTTATTTTGCCCTAAACTCCACTCACTTCCATTCTTTTTAATTTCGTCTAAGAACTCATTTACTATAATTTCTGCTTGATCCCAACTTACACCATATAGGGCAACAAGAAAACTTGTGCAATCAAAGTAAAATTGAGAGCCTTCTCCAACAGCCTCATTTTCGTTTTCTGTGTAATATATGTAACAACACAAAAGTTTCTCTATCAAAATTCTGTGTTCTTTTGTCAACGCAACATTCATCCTATACTTCCTCCTGACCTGTATTAATTAATTTATTAAAGTCTGTAACAGCTATTTCGTCTAAGAAAATTTTTTGGTTGCTATCTGCAATAATGTGGATATGCCCACTGTCCTCTATTGATCCCCACTGTGTGTGATCAACAGTATCGTCTTTTAACAACGGTGCTCCCCACACAAATTCAGAACCACGATTACTGCACTCTGCTGTTTCCACAATAAAAGCATTACCTCTATATTCAGGAACAGTAAAAATTTGAAACTTTTTCATCCTATACTTCCTCCATTAATAAAGTCTACAATTAAAACAAAACAGAGAGCGAACACACCGAAATAACATAAAGCCAATTCAGCTCTCTCGTCCAACCATCTTTCTGCTTTCCAAACTAAATATCTCATACACTAATATTATACAAAATTTGGAGTGATGTGCAAGTTTTTATACATTACAGCATTTTATTATATCTGTATCAATTTTCATATTTGTTTGCACAAAACAGTAAAATAGTATAAACTTTGTCAGTATATATATTTGAATATGGAAACTAAATTAAACGACAACAACAAGATTAGAAAAAGTTTAGCTGTTGATGTTGCTACTTATGAATTGTTACAAGATATTTGTGGCAAGGAAAGAAGGCCTAAGATAGACCAGTTAAAAGTTCTTATAGAACAAGAACATAACAGACTGTTTGCATCTTAGAACAACATGATTAACTTTATAAAAAAGATGTCAGAGAAAGTTAAAATCAATAGTGATCTGCCAGTAGCAGAAGAAGTAATAGACTTTTATAGTCGGTTGAACTTACAACAACAAGCCTCTCTTATGAGACTTATGGCTCGTAATCTTATGGTTCATGTAGACGGTAAAGAAGTTTGGGGACAGGAACTAGATTATGAGGTCACTGGTGCTATGATAAAAGCCAGTCAAAAATCAGGCGATTAGACTGCCAATACCTGACATACCCATTTTTCGTCTTGCTATTTCACGATCTTTTTCATCAGGTAAAATAGTTGGTGAAAGTTGTGTAGATATATCTAAATTACTTTGTTTATCATCGATTGTTTTATCTCCTCCTAACAAGTCCTCTATGTCTTTTAAGAGGTTGTCAGGTGGAGGTGTTGGAGTCGGTGTAGGTTGTGGTGGCTGTGTTAAACCAGTTCTTTCTCCAAGCTCTTGAGCTCCTTCTACTACTCCTCTTGTCAGTGTTTGCCCACCGAAATATTCGGGTGAATTAAAGAACCTAAAAATTTCGTCCACATTTTCGCTTTCGTTCAAAATCATTTTTGTCAGAACCTCGTAGTATTTTTCTTCTTGAGCTCGAGCAATGTTATCTAAGGTTTCTTCACCCAATCTACCTGTTACGGCTCTGCCCGGCATATTAAGGATTGCATAAATACCCTTAAGTGCACCAGTTTTTATGTCGCCACTTTCTGATTTTAGAATTTCTTTGACTGCCTGAAAAGGTTGTGTGTCTGAACTGCCTATCGAGACTTTATATACACCATCTAATATTTCATTTAATTTATATAGTTGTGTTAATTCGTCAGGTTCTAACATGACCTCCAACATTTCTTTAGTTTTTCTTTGATTAAGATATTGATTAAATTTTGGCAAACCCTCTTGTAAATTTGTTGGCTTTAAAACTTCTTGAAACTTACCTCTTAAAAAATATTGTTTCATTTCATTAAATAATTCTTGTCCAACATCTAATCCACCTGTTTCAGGTTTTGCTACGACATCAGGTAATGGATCAAGCAACGCACTTTTTGCTCGCCTTAAAGAATCAGGTGTAGCATTTGGATCGAAAAATACTTTTATTATATTGCCCGTTTGTTTATCTGTAGTATATTTTGCTATCTTGCCGAGAATAGTTTTTTCGACCTCTAACAGTGCTGGATTAACGGGGTCGTACAGCTCTCTAGCTAATTTATAGTTCGGTTCAGCCTCATCCATTAACCTAGTTAAATTTTTCATTATGTTAGTAAACTGTGGATATAAATTAGAGTTACTTCTTACTTCTTCATACAACTCCTTCAAACTACCTTTTCTTCTTCTGTCTAATGCCTGTAAGCTATTTATTGGATCACCATTTTCGTCCAATAACAGTTTTTTAAAACGATTGAATTGTTCAGCCTCTCCAACATCTAACTTGACTGTTCTTATAACCTTGCCCTTTGCATCTCTGACCACTCCCTCAGCCATGTCATCTATTACATCTATCAGCTCATCCATACCTCTAACCTCTATGTCGTTTGGTGCCTCATCTATTATTTTGTATAAACTTCTAGCTCTCTCCTGTCTAGCTTTAGATATTTTTTCAAGTGAGGCATCTACTGCCGTTTTAACACGAGTAGGAACATCTCCAATATCTGCTATTTTTTTTGAGCTTAAAGTGTCTATGTAAGTTTCAACTGCATTGATTACCTGAACATTTTGATCTTTCAAAAAGTTTCCTATCTGCATTATTTCGGGTTGTCTGTTTAAAAAATGTTGCAAGTTGGCGGCTCGGGCTGGATTGGTAATTGCCTCAGCCTGTCCCAAAGTTAAGTCTAGGCCAAATTTTTCTTTTGCCTCTTTGATTATTTCAGCTTTATCTTTTTTCAAATTGATCAAGTATCTAAGACTGTCAGGTTCTTTAGAAAATATATTTAAAACTTGACCTGAACCTCTAGCACCGTAGCCAAAAGGTAGAGCACCAAAACCTGAAGATATGAGCAAATCGTTAAAAGTAGCTAAGTTTTCTTCAGGACTATTTTCGTAAAAACTATTAATCGCTAGTTGTCTTGCCGTTCTTGGCACTGCACCGCCTAAAAAGGTGCCGATAAAACCACCAGCCATTGTTTGACCAAGCACATTAGCACCAGCTAAAAAAGGACTACGAAGTGCAGGTGCTTGTGATAATCCTCGTTTGAAACCTGCACCAGCTCCAGCTAAACCACCACCCACATCGAAACCGAATGTAACGGCTGGTACAACATTGGGCACTAATGTTTCTGTAAATGCAGAAAAACCTTCAACATCTTCAAATTCTTTTTTGTAAGTTTTACCCTTGTAGACTTTTTCTCCTGCTGGGTCTTCATAATAAATAGTGCCATTAATGTTTCTGTATTTGAAACTAGGGTCAATACCTTTTTTAACTAAATCGGGAAACCTTTGTTCAGCTAAAAAACGGATACGAGTTTCAGGATCAATAAATAAGTAAGCCTGTGTTTTTTTTGCTAATTGGTCACTTTTGCTTTGCGTATCTTCTTCATCAAGAAAACTCTCTAATGTAGAAAAGTCAAATTCGCTCATTCTAACTCCTCAGGAGCTAAATCGAAAATAGAGTTAAATTGAAAATTAGGCACATCCGCATATTTTTCTTTAAATTTTTTGTGTATTTCTCTAGCTCTTTTTCTATCTGCTGAACCTTTCATCGTTTTATATTCCTCAGCCAATCTATTGTACTCCGATTGTGCTCGTGAAACTTCAAATAGATAATTGTATTCTTCAACAGATTGACCTGATTCTAGTGCTTTATAGAAACCCTCTATATATCTTTGCCTATCTTCCTCTGTATCTAAACCTGCCACTGGATTGTCACCTTCATAGTAATCTTGGATAGTGCTTTCTAAAAATTTTATATCATCATCAGAAAAAATTTTATTGTCATTTTCTTCGTCTGTGACAGTTTTGTTGTACCAATCGACTTCGAACTTTTCTAAGCCTCTAACATACTGTGTATAACTTATCTCATCATTTGCTAACTGTTTTTCTAATTTATCTGTTTCTACTTGTAAATCTGTGTAGAAGTCAACATCTCTTTGAGCTATTTTTTCTAAAAACGCAAGTTGCCTACGGAAACCCTCAGCACTTGAGCCTAAGCCCGGCGAGGCCATAATAAAAAGCTCCATTTCCCTGTTCGAAATAGCACCCTTGGTTCTGCTAACGATGTTCATAGTGAAGTTCATACCCAGCTGTGTGATTAAAATTTTGTCAGCTAATATTCTTTCTTGTTCGTCTGTCGTTAAATTCAAGGAACTTAATAATTTTTGAAAAGGTAATAAAGTGTTAGACAAAAGACCGAACTCCTCGTCACCAATATTTTCAGCGGCTCGTCTTGCAGAATTTATCTCAACAAGAGTATTTGTACCTGCTTTATATTTTTCACCTGCATCGTTAAGGAGTTTTTCTTCCCTCCCAACAAAAAGTTTTTCTCTCTCTTTAGGAACACCACTTCCATCGCCACCTATGTTTATATTGGTTCCACTTATGCTTGTTGGTTGCCCACCGTTTGCTAAAATACTTTCTACCTTATCTTCATTAGCAACAATATTTTTTACTTGTTGAATTTTACCATCAGGCATTTTGAAATATAGGTAATCTACTTTTTTGTTTTTATTATCTAAAGTTTTCAGATACTCTTCTCTAGTAAACTCTAATGCTGATCGTTCATCTTGCAAAGCCATTTGTGCGGCTATTCTTGCTATCTCTCTGTTTTCTGCATCAGCATCCGCTTTTATTGCTCGCATACGATCACTAGCATTTTTAAAACCAACACCTAAACCTATGTATGTTGAACCCATACCTGTGTTTGGTGTCGACAAAAGCCCAGCACCTAACTCGCTTGCAAAATCGTAAATGTTAAATTTTCTACGAGCTGGTTGTTGTCCTCTTAATCTTTCAGCATATTTTTGTACATCTGCATCATAATCAGATGAACCTAATTGGATTTTTAGGAAACTCTCAAGTTGCTCACTAAGATTTTTTTCTTGGTTTTCATCATTATTTTCTTCATTTTCTACACCACCACCCTCTTGAAAAATATCTATTTGTTCGGGTATTTGTGCTCTAGTTATAGCCATTACTGTCCTGCTCTTGGATTTGCAAAGTTACCGATTGCACCTAAGGCGCTTAAGCCGACACCTAAGCCTGTTTGTAATGGACTTGGTGGTGGTGCAAATGTTGTTCTTGTTTGGAACTGACCTGCTGGTGCCATGCTGATAAATGGTGCTAATGCTTGGAACTGTGCTAGTGGTGCCTGTTGAGCTTGCAGTTGATTTCTTCTTTGAGCATCGAGCACTGCTTGTTGTTGTGCTTGTTGTTGTTGACCAAATCCTGCTAACTGTCCTATACCTGCCATGGCTTGTTGTTGTGCCTGTGCACCTAAGCCTTGTAATTGTGAACCTAAGCCAAACTGTGCTTGCTGTTGTTGTTGTGCTATCTGTTGTTCTAAGTTACCTAATCTACCAAAAGCTCCTGCTAGTGCTTGTTGACCACCAAATCTTTGACTGCCGATATTACCTAAAGATTGTCCTAGTGCTTGTTGTGAACCTAGTCTCTGTCCTGCTAAACCTGATAGAGTTGAACCTAATTGTTGTTGTGCGGAAAGTCTTGATCCAGCTAGACCAGCTAATCCTTGTGAGGCTAATCTTTCTGCCTGTCGTTGTCTTGCAAACTCACCGAGTCCTGTTTGTTGTGCCTCTGAGAATCCTCTTGCCCTGATGCCACCTAATGCCTCTGCCAGTCCTCTTCCTAATGCTCTTTGTCTCTCTTCTGCTCCTAATCTAGCTCTTGAACCGAAAGCCGATTCGCCACCTCTAGCTATATCTCCTGCTCTTGCTCCTATGTCGGCAAGTTCGCCTCGCTCCATCACATCTCTGACGGTTTGTTGCACGACTTGTTCTTCGAAAGGATTGAAGAATTGTCCAGTCATTCTTGGGTCATAACCACCAAGAGTACCTCTTAACAGACCCTCAGATTCTCCTAATCGACCACCGAACTGTCCTGTAGCTCCAAGTTGTAAGGCACCGATACCACCAAGACTACGACCAAACTGGTCGGTTGCTCCTCGGAGTAATTGTTCTTGCTGTCCAAGACCTGACAGTAAACCACCTAAACCTTCCTGTGTTGCTCCTAAACCTTGTAACTCTCTTTCTCTTGCTCGACCTAAACCTGCTTGTAAGTCAGCTACACCTCTACGAAAAGCTCCTTGGGCATCTCGTAAAAAAGGTTGTTCTATACCAATAGCTTGTCGAGCTAACTCTTGTGCTCTAAGTTGGTCAGGAGTAAGACCTGCTACTTGTTCAGGTATGACTATAGGTTTGCCTTCGGCATCGAAGAAAGTTCGCTCTGCGGCACGCATAGCACCCGGTATGAAACCACCTTTACCGTCAAGACCAAATAACAGTTGTTTTGTTAGTGCATCTAAACCTGTTTCAACTCTGTCGACCTGTGAGGCAAAAGGTTGTTGTTGATTTGTCATAGGCATAGGTGGTGGAGGTTGCCCTGTTCCAACCTGTACTGGTTCTTCCAACATTACAGGCATAGGCCTTTTTATAGGTCTTTGTAGTATTGGTGTTCCTTGCACTTGAACATCAGGAGGTAAATTAACAGTCGGTTCGAACAAATCATCTCTTATCCGTAATGGTGGACGACCTCTCATTAAACTAGCTGGCCCTTTATTCTCAACATTCCTTATCACAATATCTTCGTCAGGGTTCCTTTGCTTGATACCACGCATTGTAGCCAATCTACTTAAAAAACTCATTATGAGCTAGGTTGTGCAGAAGATTCGAAAGCATCCATAATCTTATACATGTTTTCCATTCCTCTGTTCCTATCCTCCTCTAAAGATGGTACTAAACTTATGATACCACCTTGGTTTTGTATTTCGTAAGAACCAGCTCCTCTAACTGCTTGTCCTGTCATTACGAACTCGCCATCACTTAACATAGCTGGTATATCATCACTTGTCTCTGTACCCGCTCCGTTGATCGGTCCATCCCTTCTTGGAAAGTCTTGAGGTTCAGGTTCACCACCTTCTTGTAATCTCTGTACGGCACCGCCTTGTGCATACTGCATGACTGGGCCACCACCCATCATGCCACTGACCATGCCACCTTGTAAATCTTCTAAGCCATTACCATAAACTCCGCCACCGTATGCCATAGGTCTTGGTTGTCCACCTGAAAGTTCAGGTAAAGTACCTTGCGGTAGTAAACCAAACTCAACAGGATTTGGTGCTGGTTGTCCCATTCTCCGTGCTATCTCGGCCTCTATATTATATCTACCACTAGCATCCATAGTTGTTAATGGTGTAAGTGGGACACCTGTTTGACCTTTAGCCTCTTGGTAAGCCAGTTGACCTAATTTACCTGCAAGTGCTCCTGCTCCTGCCAAGCCTAGTAAACTACCTAAACCGCCACCACCAAGTAGTCCACCGCCACCTTCGCCTTGTCCTCCACCAAGTAATCTATTTTTTACACTACCTACTAAACCCTTACCGCTTGGGTCAATGCCTAAAATATCGTCTAAGAAATTAAAACCTCTTCTGCCTGAGCCACTGACTTGTCCTTGGCCTTGACCCATACCCATAGGTAAACCCTCTTGGTCATAAACAACTTGTCCGCCACCGCTAATGACATCTCCTGCTTGACCTACATTACCAAAAATACTTCTTATTCCGCCTTGTTTTAAACCACTGCCTAGTGCTCGTAATTTGTCACCAAACTGAGCTTTTGCAAAAGCCGCATCACCCATGCCACCAACATTAGCGATATTACCAAAAGCCTTACCAGTCCCATATCCTGATATGGCACCTGTTACGGCTCCTTTGATACCTTTTCCTGCGGCTAAGTTAGTCGCCGCACCGATTGCCGCGGCTAAAGGTGGCCCAACACCCGGTATAAAATTTGCTAAGGTGCCTGCATAAGGTGCAATTTTTTTAGCAAATTTTTTAAGTTTTTTTCCAATTTTTTTAA